AACGTCAATGAAGGTCATGTGACCTTGGACGAGCGACTGTCCGTATTTAGCCAAACTCACACAAAGGCAGTCGCATTTTTTTGAAACGACATGAATGAAATCAAAGAAAAAGCCCTGGCCAAATTGCTAGAGGAATTAAATAAACCACATGATCTTGCACTTGATCGCATTCATAACTGGATTTGTGACCAAGAAGATGAAGAGTTATTCCAGGGCATCCTAAAAGAGCGATACTCTCTGAAATGCGCTCTGAAGTATGCGAAAGAAAAAGCTCGCAAATTTGCTGAAGATGGAGTGGCTTGCATCGATGACGAGACTGTTTTTGGATGGGTTCGAGAATATTTTATCTCGAATTCAAAAGTATCCAACATCGAACAGGTACCCGTTGAGCCAGTCAAAAAGAATAAGGCAGACAAACCAAAAAATCCTCAAGAAGAAAAGGTCGACGTGGCCAAAATCAGGAAAGGCGCAAGACCAGATGATGAAATCATCAAGAAACCTAAAATCAAGAAGGAGAAAGGGGTAGTTGAAGGCCAACTGGACCTTTTTGAAGAACTAGCATGAGCAAGATTAACGAACAATGCAAGCGAGAAGCTGAAAGACGATTGAAACCACCTGCAGATTTTTGGAGATGGTGCTACTCGCAAATCACAACGTACAAATGGAGCAATAAGGACAAGACCATAATCGCTTCAGATTTGAAGCTTGGCCATTGTATCGAAAAACGACTGACAAAGTCGTCACGGCTTACTTTTTATGACAAGACCTACTTTTTCTCCATCATTCTCAGCACCTCGAAACGCATCGAGATTCAATCTTATGAATTTAGCTCGAAGCTGGTCGAAGGAAAACAATTTATTGATTGGCATTTTACGAATTTGGAGCGATTCGAAAATGACAAACATGTGAAGATTGGACAAGATTACAGCGGACAATTTTATCCGTATCTATTCGCTAATTTCTTTAGTGGTGGTTTTTACACAGGAAATATTTTTTATCCAAACAATTGGGAAAAGAGACTTCAAAAAGTATCCGAACTCAAATATTTGGAATTCGATAATATCTATTTTTGGGAAATTGAACGACTTTACAAATATAAGTTTGAAATCGAGTTTGCCCAGAAGATTCATGCTTACAGATTGGCCAACGAAATCATGTTTCCGAATTATAGAATCGGATTTACAAGAACCGTAGACATGCGGACCTTGAACCGTAGATGGCTTCAGAAGAATAAACAATTTTTCAAGAATTCAAATCGCAGCTTTAACGAATTTGAGTTGAGCCGTCGATTAAAAGAACGGAACGGCCAGCTAGTACCTGGTATCGAGTCTTATCTGACTTACCACGATATCAAGCACATACCGAAAGGTGTAGGGATCAATAAGTTCCAAAATTGGATTATCAAGAATAGCATTGAGTTCAATGAATATCTTGATTACCTCAAAATGCTACGAGAAATGGGCATTGAGCCTGAAGGTGATGCTATGCTTGTGCCAAAGGATTTTACGGCCATGCACAATCACACGGTCGGATTATACAATCAATTCGTTGAAGAAAAACGCAAAATGGAAGACAAGAAGAAACGTAAGCAGCTTGAATCTGAGTTTAAACTTAAAAAAGGAATGGATAGAACCATCCACGGTTACGCATTCCATGTCCCTAGAAAAGTGGCCGAGCTGATCTATGAGGGCAAGAAGCTACATCACTGCGTAAGCTCATACACAGACAAGCATTTCAAAGGCGATACTTTGATAGTGTTTGTACGCTTATCAAATCAACCAAAAACACCTCTTTACACACTCGAAGTAAAGCAGGGTAAAATAGTCCAGTTTCGTGGCAAGTATAACCAAGACGTCCCAACCGATGTCTGGGACATAGCCAAAGAATGGATGAAGCAAACAAAATTAGTGCCAAAAGCAGCATAAAGGAGAAAAATAAATGCTAAATAAAATCGACATACCAGGAACAACTATCACACTCGAAATCGTAGATAAGACCATCACAATTACAAACAAAATTGAATATGATATGCAGATGCATTTCAGAAATACGGACGCAGACGCTTCTCTTGATACGAACGGTGATGTGTTCGAGCCTCTTTATTGGCTAGACATCAGGGTAACACCGAAAACGCCAACAGAGTATCATACGAGCCTTGGAGTCAAGAGGGAGAAACGCCATTTGGCCGAACTTCAGAAGTTCTTCGAGTTCATCGAGAACAACAAGCGGAATCTCTTTGACCTCTGTGGAATCAAGGGAGAACTACAATGAAAAATCTGACCTTATCGTTAGACATTTCAACCACTGCGACAGGTTGGGCCGTATTTCACGGCTCTAACCTCGTCCAGAGTGGTGTCTTAAAACATAAAAGCAAGTCGTTCTTTGAACGTGGACGCTTCATGGCTAGCGAATTGCGAGCCATTCAATCGAGAGCGCTCCAGAAGTACGACTGTCATTTTGAATCGATTGTGGTCGAGAAGAACTCGGTCATGGGGCCAAATCAGCAGTCCATGATCAGTATTGGAATTGTGACAGGAATTATCCTTGGACGGTTGATTGCTGACAACGTGTATTTTGTCAACGTGTCGACCTGGCGCAAGTATTGGAAGTTCAGCTACAAAGACCGTAGCAAGAAATCAATGAAGCTGCAGGCGGTTGCTAAAGTGTCCGAGAGCTTCGACCTGAACGTTAAAGACGACGAGGCTGATGCTATTCTCATTGGTTCGTACTTTGTCAACTATGGCCAGGAATTCGGAGACCTGGAAAACCACAAGGTAAGTTAAAGGAGCAGGAAGAATGAAGAAACAAGAATTAATTAAACATATCGAGGATTTGCCTTACAAAGAGGGTCCTATTGTCGATAAAATTGACATAAGCAGAAAAGGGCTTTTGGAACTAGTGAAACAACTAGACGAACCACAGAAACCAGTAGTACCGCAATTTGTTGCAGATTGGTACGAAAAACACAAATATGCCCTAGAATTTAATATTTTTGATTATGTATATAGGTTTGAACAAAAGGCAAAAAATGATTTTAAGGATTGGTTTGATGACATAAACACTAAAGCAATCCAAATCCTTGTAAATATGCATCAATTCGGCTACGAGGTCGAGAAAGAGAAAAAATACAAAATTACACTTCTAAACCGAAACGACGGGGACTTATATCTCGTCAACCAAAATGCTGACTTAGCAAATAAATACGGACATTTTTCTCCTGTAGTGCTTCTTTTTACAAAATGCACTAATTTTTCAAAAAAGTGCTACGAACTTACGAAGAAAGATGTAGTTTCGTATGATTTCGGCTGGGTATTCGATTGCCCAGGGGTACAGATTGAGGAGGTGAAAGATGAGTGACTTTCTAAAATGTATCGGAGGGGTAACGTTGATTTTATCAACAGTTGCAGTCGTTTTCCTTGCTGTTTGTGGACTTATTGAATGGTATTTTACATGGGTGTTTTCAATTTTCCCGATCAAACCTTATTTAATCCCAGTTCTGTTAGTACATTCTTTTCTTTTTGGAGGGTTGGTATTACTTATAGGAAGTTTAGTTGAACTAATCGGCAAAAGGAAATCTAAAAGATAAAATATAGGAGGTCACAAATTGAAACGAAAAAGTATATCTAAAGCCATGAGACAAAAAGTCTTAGATAAGTATGGTGGTCACTGTGCTTATTGTGGAAAGGTTTTGGACCTAAAAACTTTGAGAGTGGATCATTTGCATCCTCACTATCGAGGCGGAGAGGATAGTTTTGAAAACTATATGCCTGCTTGCTATCAATGCAATTTCTACAAATCTACTTTTCTGTTAGATGAATTCAGGGAGCAGATGTCTACCTTGCACGAAAGAATCACCAAGCCATTCATAGCAAGGCTTGGGTTAGATTATGGAATCATTAAAATTGAACCCTTCAACGGAAAATTTTATTTTGAGGAGGTGGAGTGATGGAATTTTTACTAACAAGCACAAGCGGGGGAGTTGAAAATAAAATTCCTAACACCACAATTAAAAAATACACAAAAAGAGAAGTTAGAACCTGTTCGACATTTGAAGAATTTGATAAGCGATTTTCTAGGAGAGAAGGCACTTGGCTTTCTAAAGGAGTTAATCATAAAACATCTAAAGGTCGAATACAAAGAGAATTCCCGAACGGGGCAGAGGGGCATTTTATCGAAATCAATTCGATAGAGGAGTTACTAGAATTTCAGAGAGAAGTGAGAAGCGAGCTGGTAATTACTTCTGCAATTGATAATGAGTCAATTCCAGCTATTGAAATTTATAACGATTATAGGGAGTAAACATGAAACGATTTATAGTGTTATGGATTGTATTATCCGCTGGGTTGAACATCTGGCAATGTATCCACATTAAGAACCTAGAACAAAAGCGCCCAATTATCGTCTATAAAGCTGATAATCAAGGCGCAGAAATTAAAGGTAGAGTCGTCCACAAGGAGAAAATTGGTGAACTCTCCGGGCCCCTGCTTGAAGAAGAACTCGTCGGCACCCATGTGCCATTCGGTGGAGCCGAACGCGTCCATGTATTCGTCGATGAGGTCGAAGTAGAACTGCTGGGCGGCGGGGTCGATGAAGTTGAGGTGGTTGGCGCTCTTCGTGCCGGAGTCGTCGGCGACCTGGAACTGCGGGAAGTTACCGAGGATGGTGCCGGTGTGGCCGGGAGCGTTGAGGAGCGGGACGACGCGGACGCCGACCTCGCGGCCGTGTTTGAAGGAGGCCCTGTCTTCATCCT